GTTACTTGTCCTGTAAAATCGTTGGCTGATAGTAGAAAAGACAACCTATCAGTACAACGATTTTACAGGACAAGTAACCGAGAAGAGTCGCACCATAGAAGATTTGGGGGAGGTAAAATGCAACTAACAAAAGAGCAAGCTTTAGAGGAAACCATAGGATTATGGACTCAGCTCGCCGACAAGGCTGCACTGCATATTGCAGCAGACAAGCTCGAGATCGATGGGCCGTGGTTTAATTATGAACATCAGTGCCCCTGCTGCGAGTATGTAAAGGCCTCTTCTGTTGGAATGGAAAAATTTCGGCCAGACTGTTTGCGGCTTTGCCCTATGAGTAAGCAGTGGCAGTATTATATAAAGGAAGAGTCAGTGAGAAGGTCATCTCTGTGTACTGCTCCTGACTCTCCTTATGAATTCTGGTCGAGAGTTGTCGAGCTGGCAGAACGTAATGGCACACTGTTTTATGACCTCGAATTCTTTTGCCGGTTGGTAGCAGAGCTGGCTCACGAGGCATTAATGGATTGTCTCAATCAGGACAGCTAACCGAAAGGATGTGGCCATGGAAAACAATCTAATTAAGGAGCTGAGAGAATACAGGGCATGGGTGGACTGGAGGCTAGTTGATGGACGTAAAATCCCCATTAATCCCAGGACTGGGAAAGCTGCTAGCAGTACAGATCCTGAAACCTGGAGTGAATTTGATGAAGTAGGGCTCAAGAGTCCGAATAGGGGATTTGTGCTGAGTGATCAAGACCCCTACACTTGTGTGGATTTGGATCATTGCCTCACCCCCACAGGGGTGGTAGATGGCCAGCAAAATTGGGAGATGAGCGAAAAGGCCGTTAAAATTGCTGCCTATTTTGACTCTTATGTAGAAGTATCTCCTTCCGGAACCGGTCTCCATATTTGGGTGAGGGGCAAAATTCCTGCTGCAATAAAGCGCTCAGATTTTGAGATTTATTCGACTAAACGTTACATAACAGTGACTGAGAACCCGCTCTTCAATTCGGAGATTCAAGACTGTCAGAAGCAGCTCGATGCAATCTGGGAGAAGTACGGGAAAGAAAAGGTCGAAATACAAGAGATAGATCTTGACATTGAAAATGAAGAAGAGTGTATAGAAGAGTTAAGAAACGTCTATCGGAGGTCTCAAAGAATTAGAGATATATGGAACTATAAGCTAGACTTTGTTAAGGCTGATGGCGAAAGTCCTGATGAGTCTGCTTATGATATGGCACTTGCCAATCTCTTGCGAGACTGGCCGGCAGAGAAAATATTATGGGCGTTAAAGTTTAGAAGAGCTCAGTTGGGTGTAAAGCCTAAACACAACAAAGCTCTACTTTTAACAATTGGTAAGGTAAAACAGGGTATCGAAGATTGATGCCGAAAAAAAGGAAAGGGGTAGAATAATATGAAAGAGCAATACATTGCAGAACTGCGAGGTTTTACAAAGGAAGAAATCGAAGAAATGATCCGTGATAGATATGGAAATTTTCAGTTTGAGAATCAGGGGAATGGTACCTTTGTTTGCTGCCCAACCGCAGCGGGGCGGGTTACTATGCGCCAGTTATCTCAAGTTGCGAAGGAACGCATTTATTTGGAAAAAGCTCGGACTGCTGCCCAACTGCGCAAGGATCGGAAAATCCGGATGGCGATCCATAAGGCCATCAGAGAGTTGGAAGATGTTATTAATTTAAGACTCTCGGACGGTGAGAGAGAGGTATAATATGATAATAGTAGCCTTTGACCCGGGGATAAACGGCGGAATAGCCAGGCTTGAGTGCATCGGTGGTAAAATCGTAAAAGCTATGGCAGTCCCTATGCCGGTAAAGCAGAAAGAACTTGACCTGGCTGAGATCGTCAGATTTATTTCGGGGGCTGATCATGTCTTTACCGAGCGAGTGTGGGGATTCCCCGGAGGCAGTAGCCAGTCACTCTGTACCACTTGCATGAATTATGGCCGACTACTTACACTGGTGTGGGTAGAGCGTATTCCGTGTATCGAGGTTCCCCCGCGCACTTGGCAAGCAAAAATATTACCCAAAGATTGCCTGGACACTAAAAAAGCATCAGTCGCTGTTTGCCAAGAAAAATTTCCTTCAGTAAATCTAACTCCAGGGCGCAAGAGGAAGCCCCATGACGGAATGGCCGATGCCTTATGCATAGCGCTTTATGGCTGGCTGTATATAATTTGAAAAAGTTTCAAAAAGTGCTTGACAGAATGGCTTTTATGATTTAGAATAGGGGTAACATAAAACAAGGGGGTTAAAAGAAAAATATGAACCAATTAACTGAAAAGATCTCAAAGATCAATGAGCTCCTAGATTCGAAAGGTGCTCGTGCCGTCCAGAAGAAGCCTGGTTTAGGAAATCGGCCTGAGCTTTTTGGCTACATTCCTCAGTTTGTGTTTGATGCGGTGAGCGAAGTTCTAGGCGCCGACAGTTGGTCACATACAGTGGATGAACACTTCCACACAGACAAGCAGGCAGTAGTCAGAGTTACTGTAACCATCGGTGGCGCCAGCCATACTCAGTTTGGTGAATCTCAAATAATCAGAGGCGACACAGGTTCAGCACTCAAGGGCGCTGTAACAGATGCCGTCCAGAAGTGCTTAGCCCTCTTTGGAATTGGCGGTAAAGCCTATCGTGGGGAGCTTAAACCCGTCTTTCAAGCCGGCACGTCTATGAGCTTAGTAGATGCTGAATCTCCGTCTGAATTTGATCAGCTTTGCCGGGAAGCTAAAGCGCTAAACAAGGGTTCAGGGAAGCCGGACCTTGAGCAAGGGCGTACATTTTGGAAGAAGTGCATGGCGACCGGGCGCCTGAAGGGTTTATCTGAGACCGAAAAAACCCAGCTTGCTAAAATCTTGAGGGGTGTATAAAATGAGCGGCGTCATCAAGGTAGGAGTATATAAAAACCTGGACATGGAAGCCTACCATGCGGACCCTGCTCTGTCTCGCTCTGACATTGTGCGCATGCTGAGATCTATGCGACACTTCAAATTTTACAACAAGCCAGAGAGTAGCTCTCCGCATTTTCGTGTTGGCACTGCTCTCCACAGGTTGGTATTGGAAGGTGTCCCCCCTGTGGTAAATGAGTTTGATGGTCGCACAAAACAAGGGAAAGAGTTTCAAGAATCAAACCCTGATGCTATCTCAGCTAAAGAAGCTGATCTGGTGTGCGCGATGGCTGAGCAAGTGGCCCCTTATTTTTCTGGCCCAGGGGTGGCTGAGGTTTCCTACTTCTGGGAGGATATAGCTGAGCCGGATGCTGTTATGTGTAAGTGCAGGCCGGATTGGATTGAGGGTGGAGTAATCTATGACCTAAAAACTACAAGGAGAGATGCCCGGTATTTCCATTATGATATCAGGGATTATTCTCTTGATGTTCAAGCTCTTTGGTATTTAAGAGGAGTTGGACAATTTGAACCAGTCTATGCCTTTCGGTTCGTTGTGGTTGAAAAAGATTCTCCACATGGGGTTATGGTATATGAGATTGAAGACTTGTCAATTACAGAACAAAAAGTTAACGAAGTCTTATCGAAGTATCGGCAATGTTTAAAGACGGGAGAATGGCCAGGCTATTCTGACGAAATAGTCAAGATTAATATATAACAATAACAAAACAAAAAGGAGAAAAGAAAAATGGCACAGAATCGCGAAAAAGTTGGTTATGGCTATCTTGGACAGTCGAGCTACTGGGAGCAGGGATCTAACAAACCGCGGTATTATGGAAAGGTTACGATCAATGGTCAGGACCTGGAGATAGCCGGCTGGGACAAAGAGAAGAACGGAAGGAGCTATGTTTCTGTTCAGTTTACCAAGATAGCAGCAGCAACAAAAGACGAAAAGATGCCTTTCTAGGACGCTAAAGGAGGATGAAGAGAATGGGCAAGGCAACGAAATATGACTCAAATAAAAAAGTCAGACCGGAGCTCTTGCCCTTTAGAGCCACAGAGAAAGTTCTGGAAGTTTTCACTTTTGGCGCAGAGAAATACGGTGATTTTAATTGGAGAAAAGGTCTCGAATTTTCTCGGCTTTTTGGGGCAGCAATGAGGCATCAGATGGCCTTTTGGCAAGGACAGGATCTTGATAAAGAGAGTGGTTTACCTCATATAGCTCATGCCATAGCTAATCTAATGATGCTCTTAGAGATGGGGAGTGAATGGGACGATCGGCCATATAAAAGCAAAGGAGAAGAAGACAATGGATGCAACAACAGCAACAACAGTTGCGATAGCAACAGCGTTAACGACTGCGATACTGACGATAGTGATGATTACGAGAGAGTAAAAAGGTTACTATCATTTTGCCTACCTTGAGAAGGGAGATATAAAAGAAATGAACGTAATAAAGAAAGAGCTAGATACAGATACTGCAACACTTGTGCCGTTAAGTGATGTTCATGTTGGGCATCGAGATTTTGACGAGTCTTACTTTAAGAATACAGTTGACTGGATGGCGGAGAAAGGAGCTTACACGATTCTTCTTGGAGATATGATTGACGGAATAAGTAAAAAGGATCGAAGGTTCGAGAATGACTCGATTGATCCTAGGTTCCGCGACAAGATTGATAATCTCCATCACGAGCAGGTTAAATATTGTCTTAAGCTTCTGGAGCCTCTCAGGGAAACCGGACTTATTATTGGTATCTTGACCGGAAATCATGAAACTTCTATTAAGAAGCAGTTCTCATATGATCCGACGCAAGTTATGGCTGAAGCTTTAGATGTGCCGGTTTTGACGGACCCAGGGTATGTGGTGCTGCAGTTAGACTCTGGAGGATCTAAGCACTCAGCCAGAATATTTTGCACCCACGGTGTGTTTTTGGGTGGCCGCTATGTCGGTGGACAGGTGAATCGTATGGCTGCCCTGGCAAATGATTTTGCTGCTGACATATATTTAGCTGGCCATACTCACCAGCGTTTCTTGGTTGGTAGGCATAGAGTTGGCTTGTCGAAGAACTTCAAGCTCGAAACTCGTAAATACTTCATTGCTAATACCGGAAGTTTCTTGCGGACATACGATGATAAGCCGACTGATACTTGGGGGTCTCGACTGTGTTTTAGTCCACAGGTCCCTGGGGTTGTGCGTTTCGATTTTTATGTTAAAAGTAAGGGCGGAAGAAGATATCTCGATATTCACGGAAGAGAATAAACAAGAGAATAAAACAACCGGGGCGGAGACTAACTATCTTCGCCCCAAGGAGGTTGCGTATGGAAAGAAAGAGCGTTTACATTCAGAAGATGGAGGAAGGCAAAAAGGGCTGGCTTAACCTTATAAAGTGTTTAGATTTAGATGCAGAAAGGCTGGTAAAATTTTTTGAGGAACAAGATCCTGATTGCAGGTTTAGGATTTGGACTGGGGAAGAGAAATAAAAGAGAGATATATAAGAAAAATGGAAAAGAAAGTACATGGAAACACTAAACACGGGCATAGTCTAAGGAACGGCAAACCAAGTCCGATTTATCAATCTTGGAAGGCGATGAAAGCGCGCTGTCAGAATCCTAACCATCCTGACTACAACTATTACGGCGGCCGAGGCATTAAAGTCTGTGAAAGGTGGATGGATTTTGCTAATTTCCTTGAGGATATGGGTGAAAAGCCGAAGGGATTAACTCTTGACAGGGTAGACAATAACGGCGATTACGAGCCGAGCAATTGTAGATGGGCAACTCCGAAACAGCAAGCTCAAAACAAAAGAGATCATAAAAATCAATATCTTTTTATTGCCATGGATTCACAAGGAACTATGATTGCCTCTAACAATCAGAACAAATTTGCTAGGCAGCATGGCTTAGATCAAGGTATTATTGCCAATTGTCTAAACGGCAGACAAAAATCCCACAAAGGTTGGCGTTTCAAGCGGATCACAAGCTTACCTGGTGAACCACTTCGCTGGGAATGAGAAAGCACTACTCCTGTCAGTCTTATTTTTTCTCATCTCGCCCCACTTTGCCCCACTCACTGTGGGGCTTTTATTTTCCTTGCAACTGAGCTTTAAAAGGAACTTAAAGATCAAGGAGCACGATAAAAAGGGAAATTACTCCCGTCGTGGCTGTACAGATTAGCCAGATGACCCCTTTCTGAACGGTCTCTAAGCGTGTAAGCCGATGTTCTACAGCGATGGTCAATTTATTAAGCTTATCTTCAATTCTGTTTAATTGTTCATTCATTGCTTGTGCTCCAGTACTTTTCTGCTTCGTAGAGCGCTTTCTTTAAAGCACGAATGCCTATCAATCTATCATTATTCTCCTTCGAAAGACGTCTGATCGTCCTCTTTAATCTTTTAATTTCTTCAGGATTATCTGCTTCTTCTAACTTTTTAAATGCTTGATCAAGCGTTTTGATTCCTCTATTATACTCTTTTGTTGACTCGGCTTTTACGCTTGATAGAGCCGCCATAAATAAAGTCTCGGCCGGCAGGTTGTTCCTAATACATCCCTGAAAGACTTCTTTAATAAAGCGCCTGCCGTCTTCTTCGTCTCGCTTTCTTAAGCCTACCATAAAGAGCTTCATGGCTTTGTAGCGGCTCAGTCCTTTTGAACTTGGTAAAGCAATATCTGTGACGTGCATCTCTTTATCTTCAATAAAGAGTGTGCGCGTGCTAAAAGGTAATGGAGATTTTAGTATGAGTTTCGCAATTCCCTCTACCCGTTCCCAGCTCTGGGCATCTGCTATTTCTTTGTTCTTAAATCCAGAAGGTGAGTAGCCGGTAAATATTTCACTACCCAGTTGAATGGCAGGAGAGAGCTTACCTCCAAGCTTTTTAAGTGATGCGGTTATTGGGCTAAAGTTGATATCATCCATGAAGAGTTCTGGGAGTTCCCTAAACTGCTTACCCCACCTGAGGTACCGCTCAGTCCCATCTTCATTTCTACCAACAAAGAGATGAGTTTGATGGCCGATAGTATTCCCGATAAGGGTATAATCAAGGATAGATGTTTTTCTATCAGGATAAAGCTCAGGGTGTTCTTCCTCATCTTGCATCCTAAAGAAGGCATTAAGCAAATTAACTCCAACTCCAAAATAAATTGCAGCTCTAAGCCAGAAATAAGTTCCAGCCTTCTGCCGCAGAGAACCCGTTTCCTTGTAGATTTTCCCCATCCCAGTAACCGATAATGCCTGCCGAAGCGTAGACAACGTCCAGTCAGGAGAGAGAAGGGCCAACCTTGCTAGCTGGAGGGTCTGAGGGGAGACCATCATGACATCCCAGTTCTGGCCGCCGAAGGTGTCATTAACTAATTGGGCGATTTCTCTCTTTTGAAGCTCTATATTTTTGCCTGGCTTCAGTTTGCTCACAGCGGATTCATAGGCGTAGAGTTTTAGGTTATCGTGGAGATAATCCCACAGGATTTTATCCCACACAGAGTTACTCTTTGCCATGAATTCTGTAGCTTTTCCTATTAGCTTTTTGTTTCTGGTTTTCCGCGCCCAGTCGTTCATCATCTCCTGAATGCGGGCTACAGGGATATCGGCTGTAGCGCCCAGTTGCACACCATGGCTTATTGCGTCCTTGGCGAGGCGGGTATTTTTAAATGCTACATGCTCCCCTTTCTTGAGTGCTTTATAGAGGCTGGGGATATCACCATATATCTTGAGTGTCTTGGCCGGTCCCATGAAGGCGATCCCCGTTTCGCCGAGCGCCATATGGTGAAACAGCGAAAGGCTCAGCTTGGTTTTCTTGAGCAGCCCATTGACCGTTTCCAGCGCATTTACGATGGGATGATCGAATCTCTGAGCAAAAATAACCTCCAAAGGCTTCTTGAGATCGGGGTGAACTTTGACCGGCAGTTTAAGCAGGGTGTTCGTTTGCTCTCTGATAGTCTGCTTTGCTTGCTTCTCGAAGTCAAAATCAATCAACCTCTCGAGAGCTCCATCCTTCTCCATCCGGGCAAGCGCGTCCGCAGTTGCACCCGGGGCGATCCGGTGTGCTTCTTTGGGGTTCGTCAATAACATAGCAAAAAATTCGGCTATTTGCTCTGACGGAGTTTCGGCGTAGCCCTCACCCTGGTGTTTCTCGATGCGAGCCCTGTTAAGATTGAAGAGCTCAGTTTTGTGGGCTTCCAAGAATGCAGTTCCCAGGTTAAGGGCCTGATCAATGTGGTGACCAATCTCGTGCGCGATAACATGATTGTCCACCATTCTTCTAAGTCTAATAGTGGGATGCTCTCCCCCTGTGTAGGTACCAAGAGTTTTGGCTGCCGCAGGCACCCGCCGTTCCAGGGCAACACCCATATCTTTCAGCAGATTTTCCAGCTCGAGAGAAATGTCCTCAATTTCACGAGCCTCCCCAGGCTTAAACAAAGGCTTCCTCAATGCAGGATGATCCATGACAGACCAATCCTGTGGAGCCTTATCCGCTCTTTGAATTAAGGGGACTCCTTCTCGCTGAAGGCCGCTCAGCTTTTTGACGAATTTATTGTTTGCGACCACACGGTTTGTAACATTGTCGTGTATCCGAATGATTTCTGCGATGTCCAGGGTTTTAGGCTTGTAGCCGAGACGGATACCCTCTTCCAGGGTGTCAATGAATCTCTTCTTCAAGAAGCGGTTCTGGGTAATGAACCAGGAAGTGATCTCATTCTTCTTCGCCTTGGGCACATCCCATATATGAGTGACGTAGTTCTCAATCTCCTGGACAGACATATCAGGGTTGTGCTTCTTGATCTTCTCCCACCCTTCGTGGAAATGCTGCCTTACTTCCTCCGCAATTCCTTTCAGCTCTTCGACATTGATCTTTTCCAGATCTGGGCGACCAAGCTCCTTCGGCACCTCTGTCTTTTCTATAATGAAGGGGATTACTTCGCGCTGCTCTTTGGTTGTTTTGCGCTCAATTTCATTAACGAAGAGGTTGGTCTTGTAGTTTTCGAGATTGAGTTCATAGCGTCTTTCGCGTATGAATTCAGCAATTATCCTCTTTGCGTCTTTTTTATCCGCTACTTCGATTTCTTCTTTCTTTTGCTTAATTACCTCTTCCTTGGACACCTTTTTGTACATCTTCTCAATTTGAGCAGGTGTCTTCTTTTCGAAGAGCGCTACCGTGGTTCCTCCTTCTTCAGAGGTTAAAAAGTAGCCCTTATATCCTTTTTGTTTGATAAGATTTTCGTAATAGTTAATAGCGTTAATATTTGGATTCTCTCTAGCTGCATCCTTCGCCTTCTGGAGCAATCCATCCTTATCCCCTTTGAAATCGTACAGCTCTTTTCGGGCTGTAAACACTTCGTATTGAGCTTTTCCTGGCTCAAGTTCGGGGATGTAGTTTTCGCCACTTAAGTATGAGCGATCAATCCAGTGTTTAGGGTCGCTTTCTTTGCGTACAATGTCGCCACCCTTTAGCCCGACTCCATACATACTTGAATCAAGCTCTACCAAATTTTCCTGAGCAGCCCAGCGTGTCAGCTCTAGCATTTGAGCCTCGGGCAGGACGGTTAACGGGCTAACCCTGCGAACTTCTGCTATGCGAGCTTCCACAGATGGAAGAACTTCCTGTACCTTATCTACTACACCCTCGACCGGAACCTCGACCCCCTCCTTAATATCAACTACAGCCTTCTGGCCATATTTTTGAGCTACCTTAACGGCTCCAGCTTCATTCTTGTAGGGGATGGCAACATTTATGTCGAGAGATGTCTCGCCGGTTTCCTTGTCAAATCTTGCCCCCACTGTGAGTTCAGGGTATTTCTTGAGCAGGAGGTAGTTTTCTTTATAGAATGTGTTGACATCCTTCTCTGTCAGGTTGCCCTTGATTTTTTTGGAGAATTCAGGGAAGATCGGAATGGCATATGCTCTTTCGCCAGTCATATCACCCCTGGCCAGGTTGAAGAAGGATTTTCCACTCTCTAAGGTTGTTCTGGTCTGGCGGGTCACGATATTTTTCTGGGCTGCAATCTTTTCCTCTACAGCGCTTACCAGAATCTGGAGATTCTTACCAGCTGCCCCTCTCTGATTTTTTGGGATTTTAGGCATTAGCCCCATTCCCTTATTCCGTATCCCTTCCAGTATACGATCAGGTGTTACGTGAGACCGCTCTATATGAAGCAAAGCCTGCTGTGGATCTGTAGCACCAAGCTTAACAAGTTCGCCAAGTGGAACTCCGTTAATCGGGTCGGTTTCGGTCAAAGGCTTGAATTTTCTGACAGCCTTCTGGACTTCAGCTATTTTCTCCTCTGAGGTTATGTAGGGCTTGGTGGCCTCTTCTTTGGCCGGTTTAGCCACCCCTCTTGTGGGTTTAGCTTTCCTGGCGGACGGCTCGGATATTCTGGCCTGAATGCGCAGGTTGTTATGAATCTCATTGAGGCCCATCTGTCCGCCGGGGCTTGAAGCACTGTAAAGCATGCCGGTCCCCATGGCCTTGGCTACCTCTCGAGGGGGTGCCCCTTCTGCAGCTGACTGAACGGCCATGATGCCGCCCATTGCCGGGGCTCTTAAGTACTGCTTGAATGGGGAAATGACGCGAAAAAGCTGTCCAAGTACACCCCTCTGACCCGCGCTGGCAATAGCTCCTATCAGTTCGCTTCGTGATTCCTTGTGGGCCTCTGCGGCTCCAAGAATTCCGGAGTAGGGAACATTAAGCGCAAACTCTGCGATTCCGGGGACCGCACCACCTATGGCTTCCCCTAAGAGCTCGTTTACAAAGCTGGTGCCATCCTCCTTTGCTTTTTGTGTCCAGTAATCGGCATTATTTTCGTAAATATCAGCTATGTCGTTCCAGATGTCTGGCGACATTTTGAACATAGTCTTTTCTTCGACATACTCATTGATTGCGTCGAGATGCGTGCAAAATGTACCCATTCCGCGGTTAAATGCAGCCGCAGTATGATAGCCCAGCGAAAGGAAAGGCTTAACAAAAGGCGAAAGCACATCTGCAATATCCTTCTTGCTTTCTGCTGGAACTAAGCCATCTAGATTGTAAGGGGTTGGTTCATTTAGATCAGAGCGCTCATCAAGCTCAAGGCCCGTAAAATTGTAAGAAGTGTTCTTCATTTGCCCTCTTCTTTATGCTTTAAGAATTTTGTTCCCTGAACCTTTTAATATTTTCAGGAGTTACGGCATAGCCATTTTTCTTTAATATTATACCTATTTGCCGATCCGTCAAGTATTCTGCAGGAATTATTTCATCTCCTTCCTCTCTTGCCGCTGTTGCTTTTTGCTGCTGCTGTGGCTGCTGCGGAGCAGTTTCGCTCTGGGAACCCTCCTTGCGCTCAACTTTAAATAGATCAAAAAGTTCCTCTACAAATCCTTTTTTCTCCCCCTCCTTTTCTTGTCGAGAGCTTCGCAGCTCATCTAGTCTCTGCTGCTTCTTCTCGATAATTTCATCAAATGAGAGGGTATACTGAGGGGCAATTTCCCTGGCCGCTTTCAGTATCTCATTTCCAGATAAGGGTTTACCTTCCTCCTGTGATCTCTGGAGCATATCATCCAAAGCCATAACTGATCTCCAATAAGCATCAGCGGCATCTGCATCTTCTGGCTCCATAAGACTTCCACGTGGGGTAATCTGGCTTTTTAGATATTCCAAGGCCCTTTTATATCCGTTGTCTGGCTTGTCTAGGACTTTAATCCAGTGCTCGGCACGATTGACTGACAGGCCGTGCCCTATTAGACTCATAATATCTTCGCGTGTGGGTGGCGTAGGAGAGTAGACGGCTCTCATAACCTGGGAGTCTATTTCAGGGTTTACTGTTTCAAAGGGGTCTTGGGCACCCTCTGCAATTGCTTTATTTCGTATAAACAACTTTTCTTTCCAGGCATATTTTTCTTTTGCAGGGAGGCTGGTTTTGTCGATATCTTCATCTGTGGCCTCTCCCGAAAATATGCGAGGTAAAAGCTCATTGCGCTCTTCTTCCCACCTTGCCTCTGTTTCAAGCTTTTCTTGGGCTAACATTCGAGCCACAACTCTTTGCTCTTTCTTCTTGAATGCCTCTACTTGGTCTTGTGTGAGGAAGTCTTTCCACTTCTCGATATAGGTAGAAAGCTCGCCCGGATTGCTATTTAGTATACCCTCGAGGGCATGCTCTGTGAGTGTTGATTGAATATTCCTATATATTTCATCCTTGTTAGGGGCATCAAGTTGATCGAGGTCGATTTTTGCAAGTTCGAGTTCACTGACAAGATCGTCGGGATTGGTATAGGCGATTTTGCTCCGAGTCTCAATCATCTTGTCTATGGTATCCTTGAGTGCGACCCTCGTCTGAACCAAATGATGCTGCCCCAGACGATTGAGTAGCCGCTCTCTTCGAGCCGCTGCGTACACTTCGAATCGATCCGCAAGCTCAGGATTGGTAAACCTTGACAACTTCTCGGACGCCAGATTTTCTATAAGATCGCTACCTCTTTGGATATTGCCAGCTGTATCATGACCTGTTTTATCTAGTTCGGTCATTTCGAAGCTGCGAATGCGATCATCGAAATCGGCACATTGCAAAATGAAGTCTTCGTTATCTTTTTGAGCCTTGTAACGCTCAAGACGTTTACTTAGAACGCCTAACAAATCTGCCCCCAGTGAACTAGTATCCACAGTGACTGAAGGTCTTTCGCGCTGTACTCTTGTATACCTTGGAATTTCCATTGCTTATATATTCCTCATTACTCTGTTATCATTATTGAATTCTTAGCGCTGCGTTATATCTCATTATTTCGTCTTCATATACCAGGGCCATAAGATCGAGTTCCATTTGTGCCTCTGTCTCTCGAGTGACGGCACTTCTGGAAACGCCGCTCGATTTAGCCAAGCGAACTTTCTGGGCAGACAGTATAGATTTAGCTCTTTTCCGAATTGCCTTAGCCCTTTCCCTGTAGTATCTGTCCCGTATTTTATACTCGGGAGCCTGGTGAAGCTTTACAAGGTCTGTGATTGTTTGTAAGCCCAGCAAGGCTTCTTCCGTCTTGATATTTTTTAGCGTGTCGATCATTTGAGATTACACCCCACTCCTGTGATTGTTATAGGATCAGGTTCTTGTTGCCTTAAGCATATCTTTATAATGCGCCCAGTGCCGGGGCATATGTTATACTCCTTGACACCTGTAAAAGTAGAGCTTGGCAGCGAATCGAACAGGTTGACATATTCAGGCGTTCCATCCTCCTCAACTTGTACGCCAATTTCACCGCTTCTAGCATTCAAAAGGGTAGCCCTAACTTTAGTCAAACGCCTTTTACTTTCGTAAGAGGGGTCGTTAATTCCGCCATACCAATTCATGGTTTTGGCAGTTGCGGTGTAGGTTAAACCCACATAGGCATCTTCTGTTGGGGACCATCCTGTTATGTCAATTTTTCCTCCATCAACTGTAAATTTGTGAGCGGCCCCATCACTATCTCTTAACCAATCCCCCTCCTCGTCCGTATAGCACCACACCTCTTTATCCTCAAGGTGGTCCAATCCGGTTATTTCATAGACAGGTGTACCGTTTGTGAAATGTATTATTGAATCTGCACTGGTAAGAGGCGTAAAATATTCAATATATCTTTTAGTTGATCCACCTATAGTTCGCTTAACCGTATAAAACAGCAAGTCATCTACATCTTCTTGTGGCATAACCATGAGAGATTCATAATCGCCATCAGTTGTAACCTGAAACCATGAATTGATCTGCTGTTCTGCAACATAATTCAAGCCCCACAGATTGCCATCTGCATCTGTTACCCAAATAGTGATATATGGATTTGACTGAGCTGCTATCTGATAAATATTGGAATTAATAAAAGGATCGGCAAACAGTGTCTCGTCGGTTGGTGTAGCTTTATCTACATTAACGGAAGCGCTAGCCATAAAGCTGCGCAATATTTTCTTGTTACGCTGCGCAAAAAAGACGATGTTCCCTATTGTGGCTGGGCGGATTGCAGCACAGGACATGGTGGATTGGTACCCTAACATTGTCACGCTGGGGGTTAAGACTGCACTTGAATCTTCCCTACCTATAGTCCATATTCCATTGGTAGTGCCTATAACTAATACCTGAGCACCTACCATCCACAAAATTTCATGGAGGGTAGCCCCAGTTAACGTATATTGCAACATATATTCATCGTCTGCATGTGTGGTAAAATCGTCGAAATATTGAGAACGTGAACCCCATATAGTGCCTGGCTTTTCTATGGTTCCACCATAAAAGAGGCGATTCTCATAGAAGGCAATCGTTTTGGGGTATCTTTCGGTTTGACCCCATTCGGGCTGAAATATTGCAAAGTCATAGGTGCCATACTCATCATCTAGGACTTTGATAATAGTTCCTTCTACAATGTCCACACTGTTATATTTTGTAATCTTAACAAAACCTCCATTCATTTCAATATATTTTCCAACATCTTCCGATCTCCAGTAATAATTACCTCCTACTATGTTGGTTGCGGTGATTTGGGTTAACATTCCTTCAGGGCCATATTTTGTTGGGTCTAACATTCCACCACCGTTACCTTGTAGGTAATATTCAGTTGTTGCTAAAGTTGTATCGTTAAATGTTTCAATAATGCTGCACTCACCACTGGTAGAGCTGTTATATTTAGTTATAATTGCGTAACCAGATTTTCCCTTATCATCGCGAGCAACTATAAAGCGTCCAGCGTCACCTTGCATTAACCACCCACTAGTGAGCGTGAAGCCAACATTATCTCCAGACGCAGCAGCCAATGTTATACTGCCTGCAGGGGAGTATCTGTTTGTGCGAGGCGCTGCAGGGTAATGCTCTATTTCTACCCACAGCCAATGAGTATCATCAATACGACTCAGCTTCCGGGGAGGGTGATTTTTATGTGCAACATAGAGCTTTTTGCCGATTTGTACCCATTGCACCTCATCAAGTTCCGAGTCGGTAAATCCGGTACTAAGTCCATCTTGCTTAACTGACAGCACGCCAGAAGCAGCATCAAATTGAAGGATTCTCATAAATCCATTGCCAGAAAACTCCACGATGAAGGTGGATGAACTTGAAAGCTGAAGCGGAACCAATAGGCTTTTATAGCTATGGTTGTAGCAATCAAGCAGGTAGACTGATCCTTTTCGCTTTTCTATCCCACCTTGTGGCAAGATAGCAAAGTTTTCAAGCTGACTACAAGCTGATCTGTAGGAATCAATATCAAACCTATTTTGGAGTTTAGAGGACCAAATACCGCGGTTAAACGAAGTTTGCATATTATTATCCCGCCTCCGTTAAATTTGAGAGCCACGTAAAGGTTTCCTTGCTTGGCCTTTGATGGACAGTCCCACTGTGGATAGCTTTTTGAATTGCGTATGTAGCTTCTCTCTGGAAGACTTGATATCCTGTAGCCTTGTCAACCAGGACAGGATAAAGGGTAAGAGCAAGCTTATATACAAGTGCCTCTTTAAAGTCGAAAGAAAAGAGGGTGGGATCTATTACATCTGCAACATATTTCAGGTAGCCATCACCCGTATTGGTGTAGATAACGTTACCAGCTCCAATTTCATATTTGGCGGTTGATGGGTATATTTCACATGCCTTTAGGAAGTTTGAAGGGAGGTCGTAAGAATAGGCCCACCCAAAGGCGGGTGGCATGAGAGACTGCTTCAGCTCACATTCTACAAGCGCAAAATGCCAAATATGAGAAGTTAAAAGACGTTGACGTATTGAAGAATAATTAAGAGCACAATTTTTTGACCGTGCATCAGTTCCACTTAGGCTCGTAATGGGAGGTTCTCCAATTTTTGCAAGCGCCTCATTGCAAATTTGAATCTCAGTATCCTGAGTCTCTAAATAATGGACAACCATGACAACCGAATCAATTGAGGCGGTACCTCCGTCATTTTTAACAGAGATATGAACACCAAAAGATTCATCTTTAACTGCAATGCATGGCAAGGTATAATCTGCAGTCAGTCTAAGACCCCAAGTATCATATGAGCCGCCATGCGTCATTGTATTTTCTATGCTCGTCCAGCTGACCGAATGAGCACGATTACTGCCCACACGTTCACCCTTGTAGCAAAGATAGACTTCATTATCGATGGTAGTGCCAGAAGATTTACCTTCTACCCAAACCTCCAGGCCTACGATTCTAGCTGTAGTTGGTATGCCTGCAGCAAAATCTGAGAAGTTGCAACATTTTAGCCAATATGATTTTTCACCATTGCATGTGGCATAGGAATCATCCGACAGTTTGACGTTATCAGAATCGGTCCAATCTGTACCACCGCTTACAGACTCTGTGCTTACTTCGGTTGGATATGCAGATATGCTTGCCATAAGTCCTTTCTCTCTCTTTTTTTTCTTTTCTTTTTGAGGATTTGCTTTTAACCGTTAAGTCATGAGCAGGGCCGAAGCCCTGCGCATGGTTAAGGGTTATCGAGCATAAATGTAGGCATTAACCTTACCGGCAGTAAAGGTACCAGATGCAGTGTAATACACATCCATATACCTCTGGTGAGTAGTCGGTAAACCAATGTCCATTATCGTGTAGCCTTCAACCAAGCTGGCAACAGGAACAGCCTTAGACTCGGCCCACTGATCAGACGGAGTGTCATCCCCATCTTCCCGACATATAACTGTCAGAGAAGTGCCGCCGGCAAAGGTTTCAGAAACGGTAACTTTGATGCGCAGATTTTCCTCTTCGCCCAAAGCAGTTTCATATGCTCCCAAATCAATCACGTTGGTGGAACCAGCGCTGGTTGTGATCGCTTGGTCATCGCTGAGTATTAATTTTGCGTCCAACATATTTCTATATCTCCTTTTTTATTATTTTTATTGGGTACTAACCTTACGATACCGCTGACTCGGTGTCGCTTATCTGATCTACCAGGCGTACTGGAAGTCCACGGAAAGTCAGGACTGGCACACCACCCAGGCCATTAACAACTGTGAAGTTAACATTCGCCCTGTCTATGAGAGCGATTTCCATCTGAGTCTTTACGGTTCTATTGACATAGATGGTGGCACCTTTGCCAGCATTCTTCATCTGATTCAAAACCTCAATCAGCTTATCCTCATCAAAGAGGTTGCTGCTTCCAGAGGTTTCAATGTTCGCAACGCGCGCAATGCAGCGAGTGTCTTTTACACACAGGCCGCTACGAGTGATGAAGTGATCCCTGAATCCCTGATAGTTGTTTCCGCTCGCATCCTGAAGAGTTACCTCTCCCAGATCCCGATGCTCAATACCAACATTCTTTGAACCGCGAGGATAAACCATGAAAACCTGGTTCAGTCCCCACTGAACAATGTATATTGAGGTGAGGTCAGATCCGCTACCACCGCAAGAAACCACGCGAGGATTGGAAAGGCTATCCAGCCGTGGCTCAAGACCATGCAGCTTCTCAGGATTTACATCGTGATCAGCATACACAATAGCTTCCGCCAAAGTCTGGCCCATTCCTTCTATAAATGCAGCCGCTTCGTCCATCCGGAACTGGCGGGGGTTAGGAGCCATATCCACAAGAGCCTTGTCAACTTCGCTGTATGATTCCAGCAATCCGATAGGCTCATTCACTTCTGTGGTGATAGAAGCTTCTTTGCTAACACCAGCGTTAATGCTCCTCCAAGAACCGGAGGGCAGATAATCCCTGCGTACAACCTTGTGAGATGCAACGTTGTTCGCTTCTCCCCACTGAGCGTCGAGCAGAATCTCGTTAGACTCACTCAAAATCTCAGCTATTTTTGCAGCCTCGCCCCTCGGATCAGTCCGCTTGGCAAGTTCCAACATAGTAAGTTGTCCATATGCATCTAATGTAGCCATTGTTTGTTACCTTCTCCTTTCAGAATATTTTTGTTTTGCTATTTCTTTTTTGTTTTGTTTGTGAGACTTGACCGCTATATTATTCATACTGCTTCATGGATGGGAAGTTTAAGAAGGGCTGACCTGCAGCGGTTCGCTCAACGTCAACTCCTAGACCAGGCTTACCTATAGAGTCATTTGCCTTCATTTTACCCTGCTGGTAAAGGGCAGTAATGAATTCCTGGTCATTCAAAAATCCAGCTGCCTCTAAGCGGTCGATAAAGTCCTGAGAAAAGCAAGAAGTAAGCTCCCTGTTGGCAAGCTCAAGGTTGTCGTTGAATTTTTCACCCCACCTCTCACGGAGTGCAACTTCAGCGGCCTTGCTCTTTTCCTCGAGGCTTTCCTGATGCCTTTCAACGAGGTCATTAAACCATCTAGACAATGATTCTGCTTGTGTCTGTGACAGTCCAGCCTCGTAGGCTTTATCCCTAAAGCCGATTTCATCCTGAACATCCCCCAACTCATAACCAGATGGATCTTCAGGCCTACCCAGCTTAGCATAAAGTGCATTGAGCTCTTCTTCGGTTTCAGGTACCTTGAAACCCTCACTAAGCCTTTTCTCAAGCTCAACATAGCTCTTTGCTAAACTGTTCACATCCTTGAACTTCCCTATACGCTTCCGTAGGGATTCATCGATGTGATCACTCCAGTTGGGATTGTCGGTGCTATTGTTGACACCGTCCCTAGTTTCGGTAGATTGATTACCGATAGTAGAAACGCCATCTCCGTCAATAGGATTGCCACCTTCGTTGGTAACATTGTCATTTTCGTTGATGGAGTTACCACCCTCGTCAACCTGACCAGTGTTTAATAAGCTCATCGTTGTTAAATCTCCTTTTCTGAATTTTTATTTTGTTCCATCATGGCCATCTTTAT